AAGATGGAATGTTTTGGAAGTCAACCGACGTGACGGCGGAGAACGTCAGCGCGAGCAACGCGCGTCGCGCCGTGTAGTCAAACGTCGTGCGCCATTGCGTCCCGTCGCAATAGATGGCGACAGGGCAGCGGCCGGGGATGACAAGCGACGCGCCGCCGGCAAGAGCATCAATCGCGTCCGTCCCGTTTGGCGCGATGGTGAAGAAGTTGGCGAGCGACAACGCCACGGCTTCCACGATGAAGCCGGCGCCGACGGATGAACACGCGGGAAGCGTCATCGTCCGGCCGGCCGCGGAGTTGTCGAAAGTAAAGCGCCGGCCAATGTCGTTGACCGTGACGGTATAGCCGGCCGCGCCCTTCGCGGACGTGGGGCGCCGCGGCGACGGGACAAACATGGAGTCGGCCGCTTCGTATCGGCCTTCCTCGACGTCCGCGGCGCCCGTATAGAGCTTCCGAATCGCGCGAGTTGTCGACCATGCGTTAGCGTCGCTTTCGTCAAGCCACGTCAGGCCGCGTTGAGCCCAAGCCGGGCGAGCCGCGGCGCGTCCGCCGATGATTAGATGCGAAAGCGCAACCGCCGACGGCATCGAATAGACGTAAAAGGGAGCGTCCGCGGCCTGCCAGTTGATAAGCGCGCCCGTGGAAGAGCCAAGCAAGTTGCGAGTCAGGACGTCGGGGCTTCCGTAAGTCAGCGTCCCATAGCCGGCTTCCCATTTCGTCCCGGCGGCATTGGTCGCGAAATAGAAGGCAACCGCGGCCGTCGCAAACTTTGAACGCCACGTCACATAGGCGCCGACGGCGCCGCCCAAGCTGTAAGAGCCCGTCCCCGTGATAGAGCAAGCCTCCAAGACTTTATCGGCAAACATCGATGCGACTCCCCTAGAGGATTTCGGAAAGGTTCAAGGTCGTTGCGAGCTTGCCGCCGTCCGCGTCGAAATACGGAACGGTCCCGAATTCGGGAGCGGCAGTCATGAGCGCTTGCATTGACATTCGATGAAAATCGACCGTTGCGCCCGGATCAGCGGAAACGATCACGTCGCCCCACATTCCGCGAAGCCGCAGGATTTCCGCGAGTCCGTCCTGAGTCTCGCGGGCGTTGCCCGTGCTGATCGTCAGGACCATGCGGCGCCCGGCGCTTGCCGCCCGCCGGTCCGTGAAGGTGTAGCCGTTGGCCGTCCGCGCCTGGACGTCGAGCGCATCGAAAATCAGCGGCTTCGCGCCAATGTCCCAAGTCCCGCCGGCCGTCGGCTGCCACGCTTCGGCCAGCACGAGTCGGCCGGCTTCCAAATAGGTTTGCGACGGATCAGAGTCCGCGATATCGATTTGCCAATAGCTGAAAGCGCCGACGGCCGCCCAACGGATCAGGGACAGAAAGTTAGGCCACGACGGCGCAAGCGGCTTGCCGCTGGCCGGCCACGCCCATTGCGCGCCAGTGTCGACGGCTGGCGCGGCCGCGAGCCCCGCCAGCGTGGATGCGCCGCGGACTCGGATGGTCGCGACGCTCGACAGGTTGTGAGCCACAAGCGCCAGTGCATTTGCGGCAATCGGAGTCGGACACGTCAGCGTGAGAGTCGCGGATGTTGCGAGCGCTCGCCATTTCTTTTGCGGCTGCATTGTCAGCAAGTTTGCCGCCGGAAGCGTCGCGATTTCTGAGCTTGCCGCAATCGTCGCAAGGTCCGAAGCCAGCGGCGACAAAATGAGGATTTTTTCGCCGCCGCTCGACGTCCCGGCATAGGCCGGCGCCACGCCAAGCGGACTCGCGCCATACTGAGCCGGGAAGGTCATGGGGCGACTCCCTTAAATTTCCGGGTATTCGATTTCCGGCGGAAAGGCCGGATCATCAATTTCCATTGTCGGGAATGTCGCCAGCGTGTCCCATTGCGCCGCGTGCGTTTCGTCCGTCATGACGGACTCGCCAACGATGAAGAGTCCACCCTGCCGCTCGATAGGCTGCAAGGCATCCGTGCGGACGGAGTCGGCTTGCTCCGCCGTCATGATGAAAAAGCGCATTAGACGGCTGCTCCCATTCTTCCGCCGACTTGCTGCAAGTTGGCGCTTTGTTTGGCTTCCTGGCTTGCGCTCAATTGGGCGCCGAACCATCCGAACATGACGGAGCAAGAGCGGAAACTAGCGGGCGTTCCGATGTTATTGAGGCATCCAAAGTACATTGGTTGCCCCGCTAGCGTGTTTACCGTTTGAACCGCCGTCGGGACGAGCGTCACGGTTAGCGCGTTTCCGCGATGGTAGCCTAAGACGTCCGTTGTATTGGGGCCGTTGCGGCTAACCGCCTGGAGTCCGCGGTTGTCGGATGCAGGATTCAACGTAGCCTGCATTTGCGTGGCGTTGCCGCCGTATGATCCGATGGTGTTAGGCGACGCGAGCCGGCCGCGTACATAATTGCCGCGATTGCCGTTCGATGTTGCCGCGAAGATGTATCCGGTCGACGTGTTGTTGACTCGGTCATACACGCCGACTCGCAAGTTTTGGTATGTAGCTTGAGCCGCGTGCGTCGATGGAATGAATCCCGTGTTGAAATAGCTTGTTGCCCCGTCAAATTGCGTGTGGCGCCGCGGCGACACAACGGGCGAGTTGACAAAGGTTCCGAGTCTCCGTTGCTTGAGCGACGTGCGAACCTGAATCGGGTTTTCCCCGCCAAGCCACCACATATCATCACATAGCGCGTAAATGCCGGCGGCTTCCTCAAGCCCGAAGAAGAGCGCCATATCTTCCTGATGGACAAGAGACACGCTGCCGCCGTTGGCGTAAACGGCAGCGCACCATGCCCGGCAATTGGCGTTATTCGGTCCCAGGACCGAAGCGCGAGTCGCAAACATCGATGCGACTCCTTAGTAAGCCTGCGCCACGATCAGGCAACGCCACGTTGTCCCGCCGTCCAACGTGAAGAAGGAAAGCAAGTCGCGCTTGCTGGCCGTGGACGTTGGCGTATAGGTGCCGTTAATGACCGTCACGGAGCCGGGCATCGTGAAGGCTCGCGGCGTTCCATCGGCCGTAAGCTCAATCATGAAGGTGTGAGCCATAGCGGCCGCGGCGCCGTTGATTGTCAGAGTCGTAACGTCCGCGTTGAGCGAAACCGCAAAGAGCGTCGCGGCCGCAATGTCGAGAGTCAGGACGTTAGCCGCGATTGCCGGCGCTGCCACGGACTCGCGAAATCCCTTCACTTGGGCCGGGCCGGTAAAGATGAAGACTCCGTTATTGTCCGCGTATGGCGCTTTCGATGCCGGCGCCACAAGTGAAACCGTCTTTGTGCCGGCGGAGAAGTTGACAGCGGCGCCCGCGTTGCTGCTCTTGAGCGGCGTCGCGCGAGTGATGGACGGGCCGGACGTCGAATAGGTGCAAAGCGCGATTTCCCATTCCGCCGCCGTCGTGTGTTCGATCAGTCCCCAAAAGGTGTCACCATTCGCGAGCCCGGCCGCGGATAGCGAAAGCATCCGAGTCGTTGCGCCAGCAAGCGTGAGCGCTCCGGCGCCGGTTGAAGTCGTGGTTTCCTGGACTCGGTCAAGGATTTGATGCGCCATCGCTTAGCCCCATAGCTTGAGATTGACGAAAGGTCCGCCGGTTGCATCGATTCCAACACAAAGGAAGTTCCGCGATGCGCCGAAGCCGTATCGATTGAAATTCTGGATTGCGACAACGCGGCCGACGATATCGGCCAACGGGTCGATTGCCGCCGGGATGCTCCAAAGCTCGCGGCGCGTCCGCCTCAACGCTTGCTGCCGCTCCGCTTCCACCCTGGCATCCGCCAGCGTCGCGAAGTTTCCGGCAATGTGGACCGTCGGCGCCGTCGGATATCCATTCGCTATGGTGACGTCGAGCGCTGCCGCATACTGCGAGTCGGCTTGCAGGATCGCGGACTCGGAAAGCGGCACGGCTCCCGCGATTTGCTCAACCGTGAAAACGGTATAATTGCGGGAATATCCTACATAGGTTCCGGCAACCGGCGGCTTGAAGTCGACCATTTGGGGCTCGCCTAGACGACGCTCCCCGGCGCCATCGGCCGGGAAAGCGAGCGTCACATAGGGAGTCGCGGTTGACGGGTCGAAAAGCTGGCCAAGGGAAAGCGAGCCGTTGAGTCGAGTAAACCAATAACCAAGGCAACCGGCCATGACTTCGGAAAGGGCTTCGCCTTTCGTGATTTCATCATTCCAGTAAAAGCCAACGCTGGCGGTTTGCGAATTCTCAAGCGCTACATAGGCCGTAACGTCGATTTGCGTCGAATCGTCAAGGCGATAGGAACCGCGGCCCGTCGCGATCCGCCGCGCGATTTGCGCCCGCGTCATCGGAGTCGAAAGGCCGTTAATCACGTCCGAGTCCCCTATGCCGTCAACCGTCACGGCAAGCGCCGGGGCGCCGCCTAGCCGGAAGATGCCTAGAGCCTTGCACGTCCGATAGTGGCCAACCGCGATTGTTGCCGCGGCAAGGGCGGCATAGGTGGAGTCGTCCCCATCCAACGTCATCGCAAGCCCGCCTTGCTTGGCCACGATGGACGCAACGGCGGAGCATGAAACCTGATAGACCAAAAGCCCCGCGTTAATCAGGACCGGGCTTGCGCCCTGGAACGCCCCGACGGCATAGGGCTTCACGCGCCCGGTAAGGCTCGCGTCTCCCTCAATGCCGCCGGTCCCAAGGTAGCGGAGCCCATGAAGCGGCGCCGTATTGAGAAGCCAAGACAAATCTCTTAGCTGAATTTCCTTGTTGCGCTGCCCATAGAGCATCCCGCCGGCCGTGAGCGTTGCCACAAGCGACCACGCGGAGAAGGGCGCCGCAGGATCGCCGCGGTATAGGCGAAGCGGGGCGCCATCCCATCCTAGGGACGTGAGCCCGTCTAGCTCCCCGTCAGGGTCCACAAGCTCAATGACTCCGACGGTAGCGCTTCCGCGCGACGTCGGATCAGCGTTTCCCAGGATGGAAACGCCATAGTTGAGTCCGCTCTTGAGCTTGGCCGGGACGTAAGTATTGGCCGGGACGTCGGACGGGCTCGACGCGCGCCCGATGGTTGCCGCCGGATAGATGGTTGGCGACGCGCCAAGCCATGACGTCCCCGCCCGGTCGATATCCCCGAAGGGAATCGGCGGGGACGCCATCGTTGACACAAGCGCCGGATTGAACGGCGCCGCCGCCAACAAATAGGCAAGCCCCTCATGACTTCCCAAGTTGAACGGATCGACTCCGACATAGAGCGGGAAGGCAAACGGAGTCGGATAGTCGAGCGAGCCGAAGGGCAGCGGCGGGGCGCCATACCCTAGAACCGTGTCTGCCATGACTAACGCCCCGCCGTTACGGCAATTCGCTGCATTTGCGCAGTCACGTCCGCAAGTTGCTGAGTCAGGCGATCAAGCGCCGCTTGCTGCGTCGCGACTTGCTGGACAAGGGCGACGTTGGACCGCACGACTTCGGACGAAGCCGCGTCGTTGCCGGCCGTCGAGCTTTTCGCCGCGGTTGCCTCAAAGTTGGCGGCTTGCTGCAAGAGCGCTTCGCGGACTTGGTTGACGATGGCGGAATAGTCCGCCGTCGTGCCGTAGTAGCTCCGCCCCGCGTTAACGTAGGACATAGCGTCCGAACCGAGTCGCCCAAGCGCCGACACGTCGCCGGACTGCGCTTGCGCGAGCGTCGCCATATACGTCCCCTTCGCCCCGCCGAACATATCCGCGGGCGATGCCCCGGAAAGCTGGCCAAAGGTCAATTCATGGACGGCGCCAAGCAACGAAGATGCGGCGGATTGCATCGATTGCATCGCGGACGTTGAAGCGCTCGCGCTCCCCTCGATGATCGCTTGCCGCTTCTTTCCGTAAAGCTCTTCAATCTTCGCAATCTGATCCTGAGTCCCCTCAACGTTGGCCAATAGCCAATCGTTGTTTGCGATCACGGAGTCGCGCCACGCGGCCAAATCCTTCAATTGCCAGACTCGCGGGTCTATCATGTCGTCAAGCTGGCGCTGCAACGAGTCGCGGAAGTCGGACGCCACCTTGCCGGTTTGCTTGCCAAGCTCCGCGTTGACGGGCTCAAGCGACAAGCCAAGCGATTCGGCCGTCTTTTTCATTGCATCAAATGATGCCGTGATTTGCTTAACGGCTTTCTCGGATTCCGTGATCGTCTTGCCAAGCGAGTCGTATTGCCGGACAAACGAAACGGCTTCCCCGACTTGCTGCAACGATCCGCCGCCGCTCCGCGCCCCAACGGTCGAAAGGGCGGTTTTCATCGCTTCCGACACGGCGCCGACGGCGCCGCCGATGATTGACCGGATTGCGACTTGGGCGGACGCGGCTTCCATTCCGACGTCCGCCGCCGTCGAGCCCATGCCCCATTGAGTCTTGTTGCCCTGCGGATCGATCAGGAACGAAGTCTGATTCGCGAATGTCCCGCCCTTGCTGCCGTATTGTTGCGACATGGATTGTAGCGCCACGCCCCAAACCTTGCCGGAGTCCTTCACTCCGCCAAGCGCATCAAAGATGCCCTGAATGCTAGAGCCGGCTTGCGCCAACGGGCCGGTTAGCGTGTTTGCATCGGCCGACGGTCCCCACGCCCCGCCGGACGTCCCGAAGCCGCCGGAGCCGTATGAAAGCTGCCCGTATGCCTGATTCGTGATCGTCGGTTCCTTGCTGCCGAACAAGCCCGGCAGGATTGACGAAGCAAGCGAAATGACGGCGCCGGCCGCCATCGTCCACGGAGTCGGGATCATCATTAGCCCGCCGCCGATCATTTGGCCGATTCCGCCAATCGTGCCGGCCGCGGTCTTTGTGCCGCCGTTCAAGAGCGACATTGCGCCCATGCCGATTCCCAACGCGCCCGACAAGTTGCCCAAGCCGAAGCTCCCCATTTGGAGCCCGGTTGACGGGTTGAAGAAGCTCGACAGGCCGTTAAGCCCGCCCGGCATTTGCGGCCCATACACGCCAGCTTCCGACGGGACCGCGCCTTGAAAGATGCTCCCGCTTCCGCCGATGCCATAGCCGTTGCTGCTAAAGAGCCCGCCGGAGCCGAATAGGCCGCCGTTGCCGCCGCCGAAGCTGAGCGACGGAAAGCCGCCCATGCTGCCCGTCCCGATGTTCCCGCCGCCCATGCTGGCCACGGTAGCGGGCGACAGGATGCCGGCGGAGCCTAGCGCCTGGATGCCGACGGTCATAATGGGCCGGATGGTCGCCAACGCGAGGAATTCGGCCGCCATACGCCGCAGCGTCGTCTTGAAAACGTCGCCCAGCGACTGAAAGTCAATCTTGCCCGTCGCCAGAATCTGATCCCAAGCATCCGCTCCGGCTTTCTGGATATCGCGGAAGGCTTGCTTTGCCGGCTCCGTCCAAAGCTCAATGGATTGCTTGATTTGGTCTTGCTGAATTTTCAGCTTTTCATTCTGCTCTATCGCGGCGACTCGGTCTTTGTAAGCCTGCGACTCAAGGTCAATCCCGGCTTTCAGCGCGTCATTCTTCGCCTTGATGATGGCAAGCTCGCGCGCCTGGATTTCCGGCGCCTGATCGATCAGGGCAATTTGCGCCTCTAGAACCTTGTTTTGATTCTCAAGCTCCGTCGTTGCGACTGCGAAGGCTTCGGCCGCCTTGCCTTGCGCGATTCGCTTCAATAGCTCTTCCACCTTCGTCAACCGTGGGTCATTGTCCGCGAGTCGATGCCCGAAGATTTCAAGCGTTTTGTTGACGGCATCCAAATGCGTCTTTTGATCCTCAAACGTTTGCGAGCCCTTGGCGGCTGCCGCTGTCATCAAGTCTTGAGCCTGCGCCGCGACGTTCAATTGTTCGATCAGCTTTGCATATTTCTCTTCCGGGGACGTTCCGCCGCCCTTGGCCGGCGGGTTGCTTGTCCCCTTGTAGCCGGACGGCACGGAACCGACGGGCGCAATGGCGTCAACCGCGCCTAGCGCGGCTTCGGCAGACGTCCCATTAGCCCGCCGCTCCGTCATCCTGGCCGCGTATCGACTATTTGCCCCGTCCGGCCCATAGCCGAAGTCTTTGCGTAGCGCTTCCTCCGCCGCGGCGCCGCGAGCCTTGGCGGCTGCCCACATATCGCCAACGGACGCGCCGCCGCCGTCGAGCCGGCCAAAGCTGATTTCGTTGCCCGTCACGTTGAGCTTGCCGGCAAGCCATGGGGCTTTCTCAACAAGCGTGCGGCCGATGACGTTTAGGCCGGACTCCATTGCTCCAATGGCCGCGTTCATGGCGTCCACAAAGAGCTTCCCAAGCTGATCCGGAAGCCCGGCAAAGAGCCCGACAAAGGTTCCAATGAACCGGGCGCCGGCCAGCACGACGGAGTCCAGCGCGGGACTCACGACGGAGTCGACCCAATCGCCAAAATCCGCAATTTGCGACTTGAGCCAACGGTTAGACGACTGCGCCCAACCGTTGAAAAGCTCGTTTCCCTTTTCCAGCCACGTCAGGCCGGTTGCGAGAATGTCAGCAAAGAAAGCAATGGTCTTTAGCTTGTTGACTTCCAGCTTGTCCGCGAAGTCATCCAGCTTTGAAATCGTTTCGTCGCTAATCAGGACTCCTGCTTGAGCGGCGCGAGCTTTCAGCGTGTCGGTGCCCAAGGCGATATCCTTGATTACCGTCAGCATCTTGGCGCCGGCTTTGCCGAAGAATTCGACCGCGGCCGCCGAGCGCTTCGCAGGATCATCAATTTCCGAAATCGCGGCGGCAACGTTCTGCATAATCGACTCTGTAGACCGGAGCTTACCGGCGCCATCCAGAATCTTGACTCCTAGGTTGTCGAGTGCATCCAACATTTCCTTTGAGCCGTTGGACGCTTCGCCAATTTTCTGAGAAAACTTAGCAGTCGCTTTCTGCATTTCCTCAATGCCGACTCCACCCTGGACTCCGGCATAGTTCAACGCCTGGAAGTAATCGGCAGTCGTGCCAGCTTGTTCCGCAAGCTCCGCGAGCCCCGCGGCCGTATCAAACGCGCGCTTCCCCGCTTCCATGATTTTGTAGGCAATTTCCGTCAAAGCCAAAACAAGGTGCGCCTTGACGGACTTTGCGACGTTCATTAGCTGCTTTTCCATGGCAGCTAGGGCTTTGTCGAGCGACATTGTATTGCGCTCGATTTGCTCCAAAGCGCGTTGCGCGGCCTTGCCTCCGTCGACCGCCTTAGAGGCATCGATTACAAGGCGGATAATTTTGACTTCATCGGCCATTGTTCCTCCCCGCTTTTTTCGCTGCCGCTTCGGCCATGTCTAATTGCCGCTTTTCTTCGGCTGCCACAAAGGCATCATCTATGCCGGCCACAATCTCAACGAAGTCCGCTAGGGCTTCTCCGTCGAGATACAGGCGGGTCATTCCATGATCGCGGATCGTGACGCGCGGGATTCTGAGCGGCAGCAAGAGCCCGCCGCCCATGCCCAACGGGAGCGCGATACGCCCGCGGTCCCTGGCTAGGTATTGGAATTCGGACCAATAGTAAGCAAGCTCTTTGCTTGGCTCCGGACGGGATAGCAGCTTGTCGGAAAACTCTTTGTCGCCAGCTTTGGCGCGCTCAAGCCATCCGGCAAGATATGGTCCGTTGTCGCTATCCCATCGAATTAGTTTTTTGCTTCGCCTATGACGGCTTCAATCCGTTGGCCGCGGAAATACTGCGAGTCAAACGCGATGCGCTGGACCGCGGCCACAACATCATCCGTTTGCATGAGGAATTGAATGCAAGCGTCCCGCGAGAACGGGACCGGATTCCCGTCAACGTCCGTGACGCCATCCCAACCCGTAATGAGAAGAGTGGTAAGACGCTCCGCAACGTATTTCTTCACGTCATCTTCGCTGGCATTGGCCGCGCTCATGCGCCGAAGCTCCGCCACGAATTGATCGCCAAAGCGCTTCCACGCGGGATTCGCGTCGCTCGCGCAAAGAACCGTCAAGGTGATGCCGCCCGGCAAGCCGACGGCCGTTCCGGTTTCGCCCTCAATCTTGCGGTTGCGCTTTAGATGATCGATGTTCCCAAACTTAATCATTGATGCTTTTCCCATGCTGGCGGTTAGGTGAGGGGAGTCGCCCGCCAGTCGACTCCCCTCTAGGACGCCGCGGGGAGTGGAACGCGGCGCCCTGGCCGGCCGCTTGCTACGGCGGCCGGCAAAAGCTGGCGGCTTACTCCGGGGCTTCTACAGCAAGCCCCTTTTCAATCCACGCGGCGCCGTCGTCATCGTCGACCGTGGCGCCGGACGTGAATTCTTCGCGCCGCTCGCGCGGCTGGCCGTCGGGGCTTTCCCCGTCCGGTATGAAGCGATGGAAGGAATGCAGGATGCGAACGCGCATTGCTCGACTCCGGTTGTTGTGAAGCGATGCGATTAGGCGACGAGTCGCGTAATCTTGAAGGTAGTTCCGTCGCCGGCGCCATACTTGCCGCCGAAGTTAATCGTAACGTTGTGGACGCCCGCGATTCCTTCGTCGTCAACGTTGGGCGACCATGCGTCCACCGTCGTCACAAAGCGATCCTTGAAGTTGGTTACGGCGCCAATCGTCAAGTCGATTGACGTTCCCGCCACCTTGGACAGAAAAGCGGAGTAATCCGCCGCCGCGTTGAAGTAGACTTCAAGACTTCCGGAAAGCTGGAATTCCCCAAAGCCCAACGCATACGGATCAGCGGAGCCGGCCGCATATTGCGGCTGTAGCTGATTCGCAATCGTCATGTTGAAGGAACGCAGCTTGGGAGTCGAAAGCCCGACAAGCGAGTTTACAAGGATATCGACAAGCGTTGACGGGTCGTTGTAGGGCGACGGCGCCGCATAGGTGGCGCCGGAAATGGCCGCAGTTGCAACCGTCTCCGTCAGCGCGAGGCAAGACCATTGCATAGAGCCCGGCTGCCCCGGCTGAAAGCTGATCGCGAGCGAGTCAACGCGGCAGCCAGTGAAGCGCCGATAGGGCGCCGTCGCCGCGGAATACTTCTCTTCAAGCGTGAAGCTCTTTGCCGTCGAGCCCGCTTTCAGCACGTTGGTTGTCCACGCGCCGCCGCAAAGCGACTCCCAAAGCACGTCGGTTGCCGCGTCCCGAACCCAGGGCATTTCGATCACGCGGCGATATTCATTCGTGCCCTGAATAAAGCCGGAATTCATGCGGTCCGCGCGACGCTCCGGGGACTCCGAGTTGGCACGGTTGACCGTGCCGGAAATCCGCTGATCGCGAAGCGTAAGGAACGCCGGAGTCGCCGGAGTCGTCCCAATGACGGTTTCCGCAACTAGGGCGGATTGCTTGTTTGCGCTGTCCATAGCCGATTGACTCCTATCTCAAGTCAGGACGAAAACCGGCAATTAGCCGGAAGTGAAAAGCCGGTATTCTAGGCCGATAGACTCAACCCAAAGCCCGCCTTCATCATGGCCGCCGCCCATTGCGGCCGTTGCCGTGATTACGATGGAATAGCCGCCATCCATGCCGATTCGGTTGGCGCGAAACTTCCGGCGGATCGCGGCCGCGTAGCCTTCCGCGACGCGCTGAGTCGTCGTGCCGGCGCCCATGCGAGTCTTGAGATAGACGGAGACTTGCCCCGTTTCCTTCCAATAGTTCGCTCCCGGCGCCCCAAAGGTGTATTGCTCTTCTGGCGATCCGCCGGGGAAATCCAAGCAAACGAAGCTCGCGGAAACGTCCGGATTGTTCCCCGCGTTGTCCATGTCGACAAGCGGCCACGGGATAGCAAGCTCCGTCAGGATCACGCCTAGACGGTCCCGCATGGCATTCCGGAACGGATCGCCCAAGCTGTATCCGCTCGCGAGCGCCGCAATGGGACGGCTTGAGATTGGCGCGAAGCCATACATGGGGACGCCTCGCTAGTTGAGCGGAGTCGCGAGGATTGCCGACTCGTCTTTTATGAAAATCTGCAAAGCTGGATAGACATGATCCCGCAAGACTCGCTTTGGCTTTTGGTTGCGCCGAAAGAATCGCAGCGTTTTGGACTTGTAGCGGCCGCCTTCATCGCCCCAAACCTTCACGCCCAATTCCGGCAGCTTCACCATTTTGTAGTCCACAAAGACGGTCTTGCCGTATTTCTGCAAAATCAGCGTTTGCACGACGCGATAGACGCCGCGCGGGGCTTGCCTGGAAAGCGGCCGGCGCTTGCCGCGGCCGGTCTTTTTGTTGGCCGTCGCCCCTTCAATCTTGCGCGCGTATGGTTGCGGATTGATGATTTGCACGCGGGCGCCCGGTCCCGCGTTGCACAAGGCGTCCGATAGGTTGCCGCTGACTTTCGTGTCATCGATGGTGATGTAATGCGCGCGGCGATAGGCGCCGGTCTTGACGGGCGAAAGCCTGTAAAGCTCCGCCATCGCAAAGAACACGATTTCCGCCATTTGCGGCCGCGCGGCAAATTCAATCTTTCCATACGGCTTCACGTTGTTGTAGTCGCGCCGCGGCCGGCCATCCGTGATGACGACGGGCGAAGCGTCAAAACCCCGGCTCACTTCGGCAACAAGGGCTTTCTCTGCAACGTCGATTGTCGCTTGCCTAACCCATTCGGCAGTAGACTTGCCAAGTTGCTCCGACGTGATGCCTTGGACGATGACGGGCATTGCCTAGCCCGCCACGGTCAAGTCATACGCCGCGACTTCGGCCGCCACATAGAGCGGCCGCACATCCAAAACGGAGCGCTCGCGCCCGTCCGTTACGATCCGGTCATGACGTCGCGGCGCCTTGGTTGCCCATGCGGACGCAGCAAGCTCCGTCGGGGCGATCCGCACGCGGAAGCCCTGTTGCGCCCCGGTTCCGCCCGTGTCGTCAATGGCGTTGCTCCCCACGCGGGCGCCGACTAGCGCTAGGTCGCTTTCTCCGTCCCGCCGAAGCGTCATCGGGGCGCCACGCTCCGCGATCAAGGCCGCGATGCGGCCGGCAACGAAAGAAGCCATGACTAAAACGCCATCGATTGCCGGGCGTATTGATCCAGGGCGTCCCGCAGGTTGTCGGGAAGCCCATAGCACCCGTCGTCATCAGCGCCGGAGCCCGTGTCATAGACGATGGAATAGACGTCGGGAATCGTCTCGCTCTTGATTGGTGCAAAGACGTCGCGGCCGCGATTCTTAAACTCGCTCCGCACGGCATCTATTACGCCTTCGTAAATGTCATCCGGCAGCGCGACTTGAGGCGCGACAGCGGCGCCCTTGGCGCCAATCCATCCGGCCTTGTAGCTCACGACAACAA